GATTGTATCCTTGATATGCCCTTACATACAGTTAAGAAAGAAAGTTGAAGAAATATGCGGTTATGGATGGATTTTTCTGGATATTGAACCGAAAGACAAGAATCATCCGTACGAAAAGACGGAGAAGTATAGATATGTGCAGAGTTTATGATTAACTTCCGAAAGGGCAGAGCTAATCAGATAAATCCTGGGTAGCTGAAAAGTCCAGGTTGCTGGTAAGACCAAGTTGACCGAACTATAAACGCAGTAGCAGTCCAGCGCATACAGATTGGGTAGCTTCTACAAATTAAATCAATGTTAATTTAATTTTAGGAGTTATCTAATGGCTGTTGAAAATGTTAATATAGACGACAGAGAAAATCTGTTGACTGCCGCACGGCAAACTGCCAATGGGCAGATTATAAATGTGGCAGAGGTCTTAAATGAGACCAACAACGTAATCGAAGATGCGATAGTACAGAAATCTACTGATATTACATCTCACAGGGTTACGCGCAGGTCTAAACTTCCGGCAGTTAGCTGGGTAAAAGTAGGTAACGGCTGGAACGCTACAGTTGGTCTTACCAATCAAGCTGTAGAAACGATTGGTATGATGAAAGCCAGATTCCTTGCGCCGCAAGACGTATTGGACATTCAGGCCAATCCTGACAAGTATCGTGCAAATCAGGAACGTGCTTACATCGAGTCAATGGGTCAGGAAGTTGCCAATACTTTAATGGGCAACGTCGCTTCCGGCGCACTTTCACCAATCACTGTACCACCCGAAGAGTTTGCAGGATTCCAATACAGGTTAAATGCGATAAGCGCAGACCCCACTAAATATGTTGTCAACAATGGTAACGGCAGTGGCAGTGACAACACTTCGATTTATTTTGTCCAATGGGCGCTTAACAAGGTTTATCTCATCACGCCTCGCAACATGGATGGTACTGGACTCAAGAAGGAAGATAAGGGTTTGGTTTACGTCTCTGGTGATAACGCAGTTGCTTCCACATCTGCAACTTCCCCGAATCCTACTAATTCTCTCTGGGCTTATATTACTGAGTTTAGCTGGAACGTAGGGCTTGCGATTGAAGACCAGCGGGCGGTAAAACGTCTTGCTAATATCGACTCCGTTTCAACCGAGACCAATACTCTTGACGAGGATAAGATTATCCAAATCAGGAACAACTTCAAAGGAAACGAGAAGATATACATGTATTGCAATGAAACTGTGTTTACTCAGTTGCAGATTCTTGCAAAGGACAAAACTAACGTCAACTGGACGGGTGAAGACCCGTTCGGTAGACCTCAATTTAATTTCCTCGATATGCCGGTACGTCGTTGCGACGCTATCACAAATGACGAGGCTACTTTAGCTTAAAGGAGTAAAATTATGGCAATTTTTGATGCTAAATTAGAATTTAGCGATGACCAGGATGTAGCTGCCGCACAGACCACTACGGGTTCGACTAATGTTTTCAACTTTGTGGATACAGACCTTGAAATGGGTGCTGGCGAACCTTTGTGGTTTAATTGCAGAGTGGGAACTGAGGCTATTGCTGCAACATCTGGTTCAACTGCTGGAGCGTGTACTCTTGTAGTTAGTTTAGTGAATGAGTCAAATACCACTATTGATAGTTCTTCTGTTGTTGTATTTTCATCGAAGGCTTTTACTGAGGCCGAACTTACTAAGGGAGATTGGCTCATAAGAATACCGCTGCCGTACAACGTCGATGACCAGAAGTATATTGGTGTTTTGTACACTATCGGTGGTGATACTGCTGCTGACGGGAAGGTAGATACGTGGATTGACCACGGGCCGCAATCCAGTCACGATACACAGGTAAGCGTCTCTAACATTTAAGGAAATTTGTATGCCTAATGAAAGACGGATTTTAGTTGGAGTGCCAATACCTCCGAATTACATGGCCAATACCAAGACTGTGGCACAGCTTGAAGCATGGCACGCTTACGATAATGTCGAAACTTATTATCCAGCAACTTGCGGGCCGGAAATAGGACAGGACAGAATTGTTCAGTTTGCGTTGTATGGAGAACCGAAAGCAACGCATATTCTGTTCGTGGACTATGATGTAATACCAAGGCCAAATACTTTGAAGCGACTTCTTTCGCATGACAAAGACATTATTGCCGGTGTTTACCCGATGTCTTTTGACTCTCAGATAGCATGGTGCATGTCAAGAGAAGAACCTTTTGTGCCGTTACAAATTAACGATTTGCCGAACAATCTTTTTAAGGCAAAGACTATTAGTAATGGAATGATGCTTGTGAAGACGGAAGTATTCGAGAAATTAGAATGGCCGTATTTCAAGCATCTGTATACACCTGGAACTCTGCAAATGGGTCACGACGTATATTTTTGTCAGAAAGCAAGAGAAGCTGGGTACGACTTATGGGTAGACCCCAAGGTAAAGTGCGAGCATATTAAAACCGTTGGATTGTTAGGCATTGCAAAGAAATATTTAATGAAAGGAAAAAAACAATGAGAAAATTACTAATTACTATCTTCATTGTCCTTGTGGCCTTATCTGCTTTTGGTGCGTTTACTAACAGCATTGACAATAGGAAGACGTATAAAAACGCATACCGATGGACAGGAAAGCCAAAAGACAAACTTTTGAATTGGGCGCAAGAAGCCGAGGACAGGTTGACGGGTGCAACTGCTGTAGAGTTTAGCACTTATACCGCAACCGACACTGAGCCGGGTACTACCGCTGGTATGTTTTATTACGACCTATCCGAGAACAAATTCAGGTACTACAATGACAGTTCTTGGATTACCATAGAAGCAGGTTCTTCTGGGAATAGCCTTGATGGTGCATATGATATTGGCAGGTCAATTACAGTTGATGCTGGGCCGGTTATACTTACAACTGATACCGGCTCTGGCATTATCGCATTGTCATTAGACCACGGTGGGGCAAGTAATAACAGTGATGGACTAACTATCGCCCATGCCGGTTCTGGTGATGGTCTTCAGATTACGTCTGAAGACGTAGACAGTGTTGCATCGCGTCTAATAGCCGCGGCAGCACAAACAGTTTCTTTGGCTGTGTTTGAAGGTTCGACAAGTGACTGGGATGGCGCAGATGATGTTGGTATGGTACATATCAATACAGATGCCCCTTTGGTTGATACAGGGGCAAGTTTGCTTCTGGTAACTCAGTCTGGTACACCTATCGCAAGCGCAGAAGGTTTTCTCGCCCGATTTATACAAAGTGGCACAGCGCAAACAAATGCAACAGCCGTTGAGATTGAAGTTAAAGCAACGCAACCAGCTTTAGCTGTAAATGGTATTACCAAGATTAACGGACAAACTGCCGCTGGTGCACCAATTTTCCAAGTCGCTGGTATAGGCGATTCCGGTAACGCTGACGCTATGATTATCACTAATGACGGGTCAGGCGATTGTTTACAGATTACACCTACGGATACCGATTCAGGTGGTTTGAATATGGTAGCTAAGGCCGCTGGTACAGTACCGTTGATTATTGTTGATGGTGTAACTGGTGACTGGGATGGTGCTGACGATAAGGGTATGATTAACATTACCCACGACACCGCATTGATTGACGCGGGAGCTTCGTTACTCAATATCAACCAGACGACTGCTGTCAAGGCAGATGCAGAAGGTTTTCTTGCCCGATTCGTTTCTGACGCAACCGAACAGTCCGGTGCGTTTGCTGTTGAGATTGAAGTTACTAACAAACAGCCCGCACTCAAGGTAAACAACAATGTTACTATTGCTGGCGCAAACCAGTCGGGCACGTTGCTTACTATCACTCACAATGGCACTACTGGCGATGCTGATGCGTTTACAATAGCAAGTGCCGGTGCTGGCGATTCTTTACAAATTACACCTACTGACACTGACTCTGGTGGTATTAACGTAGTTGGCAAGGGCGCTGGAACAGTGCCTCTTATTATTCTGGACTCTTCGAGTAACAACATGAACCTTGCAGATGATAAAGGACAGTTGCTAATTCAACAGGATTCTGCTTACGCTGACGCTGGCGCGGCTGGTCTGGTTATTCTTGACACTGGCAGTACGCCAATTAGCGCTGCAGAAGGTTTCTTGGCAAGGTTTGCTCACTCTGGTACTGCCCAGACGAACGCTTATGCCGTTGGTATTACCGTACCACCAACGCAACCTTCGTTCAAGACTGATGGCATAGTTGTTATTGACGGTCAGGATACTATTGGCGCAACGCTTGTTCAGATTATCAATGATAGTGGCTCTGATAACCAAGATGCAATGAGTATCAACTCAGAGGGTACTGGCGACGCATTGCAGATTACTTGCGATGATATTGATAGCGTTGGCCTTAATATGATTG